GACGCCCTGGCCCTCGCAGTGTTCGAGGCCGAGCCATCTGGCACCTGGGATTCCCTGACAACCGTTTCGCTCTCGAGCCGCTAACACCCCCATGGAGAGCTTCACGGTACTTCGCGAGCCGAGCGCCCGCTATTGGTACACGTGGAGCCCTACGCTCATTCGGAGCGCGGAAATCGCTGCGAACAGCGGCAATCTTCGCCTCGCCGCAGACCTCTGCGAATGGATGATGGGCGACGATCGCGTTGCTGCGGTTCTCGACACGCGCTGCGATGCACTTCTGGGCCTCCCGTTTAGCCTGAAGCCGCAAGGCGACAAGCGAAAAGCAAACGGCGTCATCTCGGCGCTCTCTGACGACTGGGAAGAGGCTTTCCCGGAAGCAGAGATCAAGAAACTCCTCGGCTGGGGCCTTCTTCTCGGCGTCGGCGTCGCTCAACTCGTTTGGAACGAGAACGAAGACGGCCGGATGGTGCCGCGACTTCAGACGTGGTCGCCGCGCTGGCTCTCGTGGGATTGGGAAGCCGGCTCCTGGATGATCGAAGCCGCTTCGCCTGGCGGATCGTTCGCACCGGGGTCGAAGACGCCCATCGCTCCCGGTGACGGCCAGTGGGTCATCTACACCCCGAGCGGCGAGAGTCGTCCGTGGGTCCATGGTGCATATCGCGCCCTCGCTCGCTGGACGCTTCTGAAGCAATACGCGCTACAGGACTGGGGCTATTACTCAGAGCGTCTCGGGCAGGGCGTCTGGGTCGCTGAAACGCAGCCCGCGCCGAACGTCGGCACCGGCACCCGAGAGCAGCGACAGCAACTCGCAGCCGACCTGCAGGCCCTTGGTCGCAACAGCGCGATCGCGATGAACCCTGGCCAGTCGCTGAAGCTGGTCGAATCGGTCGCGCGACAGCAAGAGAACTTTCGGGCTCAGATCGAGCTTGCCGACAACGGCACCGCGGTTTCGATCCTCGGGCAGAACCTCACCACGCAAGCCGGCACCGGCACCATGGGCGCAGCGTCGCTCCACGGGCGCGTGATGCACGGCCGCACGCGCATGGACGGCAAGACCGTCCCGTCGTGCCTTCGTTCGCAAGCACTCGAGGTTTGGGCCGAGTTCAACTTCGGCGATCGCAAAGTCTCCCCGCGTCCGTGGTGGGACACAACCCCGCTTGATGACCTGAGTGCAAAGGCTGGTGTCGATCAGATGACCGCGCAGGCTGCCGGCACTCGAATCAACGCTGGCATCACGACCCCGAACGAAGAACGCGCACGGATCGGTCTGCCGAAGATCGAAGGCGGCGATGTGCTGCGCGGCGGAACGCCACTGGCCGACGCGGCTCCCGCGAGCCCGGCGAATGCCGAAAGCGTCGAAGCCGAGCCGAATCCCGCCGCTACTGCTGCTGATGACGACCCCGAACAGGTGAACTGATGGCGACTGTCGCAGACGAACTCTTTCGAGGCCATCCCGTTGGGCTCAACTCGCCCGCGACGCATGCCGCACTCGTGACCGGAGACGACAGCAACGATCTTGCCTTCGTTACTCGCGCAATCTGCGTCGCCACCGCCGGCAACATCAAGATCACCACGCTCGGCGGCGAAACGCTCGTGATGCCGTTTCCGGCGGGCACGACGGCGATTCGCGTCACGCGCATCTGGCTCACGAGCCTCTCGGCTGTGGGCGTCACGGCGCTTTGGTGACAGACATGGCAACCGAACTGCATCAGCCGAAGCTTCGGCTCGCGATCACCGCACCGATTCAGCTGCTTGCGTCCGATGGACCGGGCGAGCGTCAGATCGATGTGATCTGCTCGACTGAATCCGTCAACGACTACGGCTTCAAGATCCTTCAGAGTGAGAGCACCTGGGATCTGACGCGCTACCAGGCGAACCCGGTCGTTCTTTACGGCCACAACGCTTCTGCGTCCGTGTTCGGCGGCCACGACCCGCGCAACACGCTCCCGATCGGCCGCGCTGAGAACATGCGCGTCGAAAACGGCGCGCTGCGATGCACGATTCGATTCGCGAGCGCCGAGGCGAACCCGCTGGCCGAGCAAGTCTATCGGCTGATGTCGGAAGGCATCCTTTCGGCGGTGTCTGTCGGATTCGATCCGGTCGATGACAGCGTCGATGCCGGCGAAGACGACGTGCCAGTCATCAAGAAGGCTGTGCTGTACGAGCTCTCGGTCGTCCCCATCGGCGCCGATCCTGGAGCGGTGCGGGCAAGCAATTCAATGGCACTGATGCAACTCGCTGCGCCTCGTCGCGGCGCGACGGAGACAGCGATGATTGACGAGAAGAACATGAAGCTCGCAGCGGACGATTCCGAGGCGCCTGCGCCCGAACCCGCCGATGCGCCCCCGAGCGACGCTGGCGACGCCGGCAGCAAAGACCCCATGCAGGCGTGCATGGATGCTTGCGAGGCACTCGAGCAAGCCGCAGACGCGTGCGCCGCAGCCTGCCATGCCGTCGAGGACATGCCCGACGCGTCGGATGAGTGCAAAGCGGCCTGTGAGGCCGTGCGCGCGTCTGCTGCGCAGGCGAAAGCCGATGCCGAGGCATGCGAGGCCGCGTGCGCCGACGCGATGGGCTCGTCGGCTCCGTCCGAAGAGATGGATCCCGACGACAAGTCCCCCGCGGCGGAACTGGCCCGGAAGCTTCGTTCTGAACTCGCTCGCGTGAAGTCCGAGCTTCGGGCCCACCAGGTCAAGGACAGCAACGCAGCCAAGTTCGGCGAGATCGACAAGCTCGTTCTCCACGCCAAGCGCGACGGAAAGATGACTCCCGCCCTCGAGCGCGAAGTGCGCAAGGTGGCTGGTCTTTCGCTCTCGGCCGCGAAGGCGTTGGTGGCTGCGCTCCCCAAGATTGCCGCACTCACCAGCCCCAAGGTCGCGCCTGCACGCAAGTCTGCGACTGGTGACTTGTCGTACAACGGCAAGGGCTATGGGGAGCTCTCGTTCTCCGAGAAGCACGACCTCGCAGTCGAAGACCCCGATCTGTTCGCCGCGATGCGTGTCGCTCACGAGGCCGCGCAGCGCGCCTAATCGTCTCGTTCGGCTTCCGCCTTAGGCGGGCGAGCCGCGTTCAGTAGTCACTCTCACCACAGACAAGAAGGCTCGCCAGTCGGCGGGCCTTTTCTTTTGGAGCCCGCCTAATGGCCATCACCAAATCGAATCAGATCATCCCGGAGCTCTTCGCGGAGGCCGTCGAATCGGCGTTTGCGAGCAAGACCGCGTTTATGGGCGCGAATGCCGTGAACCTCGGCATCGTGAAAACCGAGGGTTCGTTCCCTCAGGCCGGCCCCGACAAGATCGGCAACACCGTCTCGGTGCCGTACTTCGGCAGCCTCGGTGAGTTCGCGTCGCGCTCGGACGGCACCCCGTCGACCAACTCGACCGCATCGATGACCAAGGAGCAGAGCACCATCGACTGCGGCACGCTGTCGTTCGAGCTCACGACCTGGGCGGGCTCGGTGCCCGTTCCCGGCAAGTCGCCCTACGAGGAGTACGCGCGTCAGGTGCTTGCCGCTGGTGAGCGCTATGCCGACCTCAAGGTTATCACCGCGGCCGTCAGTGGCAATAACCAGCTCGTCAACGACGCGTTCTCGGCGACCACGCCGAAGACCCTCGATTACGACCTGCTCTGCGATTCGCTCGGTCTCTGGGGCGACTTCGGCTCGCTCAGTGAAGTGGCCGCGATTGCGGTGCATTCGAAGACCATGATCGACCTGCTCAAGCTCAAGGACGGCATCGGCCGCCCCTTGCTCGTGCAGCCGACCGAGCCCGGTATCCCTCCTACGATCTGGGGCCTCCCGATGATCGTCTCGGACCGCCTCCCGATCGACGACAACGGCACGATGAGCGGCGTCACCTCGGTGGGCACCACGCCTCCGGTCATCACGCTCACCAACACGGCCAACCGCCTCGGCGGTACCGGCCCCTGCCGTCCCGTGAACCTCAAGGTGGTATGCACCACCTCGGGCGCGCGTGGCACCTGGGTTCTCAAGTACAGCATCGACGGCGGCGCGACCTACGCGACCGCGGCGAGCAACATCACCTCGGCCGCAACCGTGGCGCTCACCGACATCCTCGACCCGGCGCAGGGCCTCTTGGGCATCACGCTCAACATCGCGACCGGCAACGCCGCGACCGACAACGTGTGGACCGCGAAGTCCGTCCTCAAGCACACCTCGCTGCTCCTCAAGAAGAACAGCATCGCGTTCTGGTACAACGCCAAGTACGCGGGCGTTCTCCAGTCGGTTCCCGTGCCGCAGAACGACAGCGTGATCTACGCGTCGCACCTGTACTCGGTGGCTCACCGATACGTGCGTATGCCGGGACAGCCGGTTCCTGGGGTCATCGCAATTCGCCACAATGCTGGCGGTCTCTGATCACTGAGTAGGAGAGCGCGGTGCACATTCGGCGCTACTGCCTGCTGCAAGCTATTGAAGCGAAGGTCAGAGGCGAAGACGCCCTTTGGTTCGCGCTTCGAGGCAAACAGCAGGAGTTTGCCGGCGCCGCGCTCCCTGCGAACACTCCCGGTTACGCGCTCCTCGTCGCAGCCGGGTATACGTGCGTCGAGGACATCTGGACTGCGGCGTTTTTCAATAACCCG